ACCCCTATTATACTACTAATAACAGTCTGTTACGATGACCATTATTTATTCATTACGTACATAGTCACTTCAAAGCCAAAACGCATTTCTGTAGCTGCTGGTTTTGTCCACATAGTAGTTCTCCTAAAATTTTATACACAAAATGTGTATAAGAGTAGTTTGAACCCTTTTTAGCTTAATTTCCTCCATAAAACCATTAATAATATATAAAAAAGCTACTCTAACAATAGGTAGAGATAGAAATAAATGTAAAGTATGTTTTACATCTGTTTTCACTCAAGTCATTGATTTATATACAATGAATGACAACAATTTGCATGAAACTTTAATAAAGTAATATGCCTTCTATATAACAAAACCACTATATATAGTGTTTTCTATATAATTTTTAACTATATGTTGACATTGGTGGATACCTTTGCTATATTAATATTTGTCAGGCCTCCTTTCTCCTGACAGACCATCATATCTAACCTTTCTTTATGTGGTCGGTACTCTTGGTGTCTCCCTCTTACACCATTTCAAACCCTCTGATTAAGCCCCAGAGGGTTTTTCTTTTATACCCTCTTGCGTTTTATAAAAAATAGGATTATAGTATTCGTACATAGGTTAGATATGTATTGAGGGATCATATCAAAAACAATATTCAATAGTGCATTTGCACGTCATATCTATCTGTGTCGTACTCCAAACGTTATCAATGAGCCTACATGGGCTGCGTGGAAAAATACATAGGCCTTGTTACACCCGCAAGCGAGCCTCGTGAACTTAAATGGGTATCACACAAGCTATGTTGCCACGGGGTGACTTGCCAACAGCATAGCGATTGAACATTAACTCTGTGTAGGACTGGTGTTGTAGTGCTCTAATATACAATATGGGTCAGGTGAGGGCTCTTCTCACCCTTGGCGGAGCTATCTTTAGAAACAGGAGGAAACATGAATTTTACCCACGCAGTAGTGGATGACGGAGATATCATTAGAAAGTATCGTTGGAGCAAACGAGAAGCTAAATGGTATAAAGATTCACATCCAGATATAGATGTGATAGAGTTACCCAAAACACCAAAAGAAGTGTTTAACACAAACGATTACGAGGAGGCACCATACTAATGGGCGAAGCATATCACAAAAAATATTTAACGACTGAACAGGTCATAGAAATCAAGAAGGCATTAAAGACTATGCCAATTCCAAAAGTAGCTAAAGCATTTAATCTCAAGCCACACAACGTAAGAAACATATATCTTGGTGTCTCATATAGAACGGTGGGTGAATAATGGCTACAAAAGCGTACACAGTTAGAAAGCAGTGGAGAATTAAACTTCATGCCAAGCGTTGTGCAGATCAAGATCAATCAGATGTAAGGTATGCAAGAGACGCTAGAGTATTAAACAGAGCAATGGATATTTATAAAATAGATGGAAGAAGAGCAACATGGTAGACACACAAAAAACAATCATAGTTGAAAATGTTTTAGTTAAGGGTTATATTAAACATGCTAACGGTAAAAAAACTATGTTTGAATTTAATAAGCAAGACTTTAAACCATCAGCATTCGAGAAAATATTTGATGAAGTAGGAAGGAAGTTTTAATGTATACGTTACTAGAGGACAAGGCTTTAGCATTACAGATTAATCATTATCTAGAATCTAAACCTGATGCAACAAAAGCAGAAATAGAAAGAAAATTTAATACCACGCCATACAGATTGAAGATGCTAATCAAAGAAGAATTGATTGCATTCAAAGATAATGTTATTCCATTTCACCAATACAGATGGAAAGGGCATAACAAAAATGCAATAAAGATACCAGAGACCATCAAATGGTATACGGATAGATATGGCGACAAAGCCGTTTAATCAAGCCGTACATGATGCCTGTGACCCACCCGCAAGAGAAGCAATAAAAAAATACATTAAGTTAGCTTGGGATATGAATGCTTGGCATAACCCAGATCAGTATGCAGTTGATTTAATGATTGAGAAAGACAAAGAGTTAATCGGATACGCAGAGATAGAGATGAGAGATTGGGACAGATGTCCATTCAATACTATTCATATACCTAAGCGTAAAGATAAACTATTCAACAATAATAAGAGGACAATTTATTTTGTAGTGTCAAGGGGTATGACTAAAGCTTGGTATATCGACACAGAAGTGATTAAAACTTCAGCAGTGCGTGAGATACCTAACAAAGCTGTAAGTCAAGGGGAATATTTTTATGATGTTCCTTTGTACCTATTCACCGAGATAAATTTGTAGCATAGAATTATAAATGAGGGACAACAATCCAGAACTATCTATGTTAGAAGATAAGGTATTAGAACTAACCGATACTATATCTCAACTAGCAGACGAAATAGATCATCTTAAAGATGTGATCGTATCTCAGCAATGGGACGCTACACCTTTTGAGAAGGATTATATTTTGGATTTAGTCAAAGAACTCAGAAGCACAATCAGAATTTTAGAAATAGATAATCAAGCACTCAGAGATAGTAGAGATATGTTTCAAAATAGAAACGCAGAACTACTTAAGACTATCGGTGCATTAAAGAAAAAACTACAAGCGTAGCCCACTCCAGAGGGTTTCTGGAAGTTAAAGGAGATTAAATGTTAAGCTTGCGTGAGCATCAGCAAGGCGTGATTGACGCATTGAGGGACGGATTCAGACAAGGGCATAGAGCTCAGTTGCTATACGCACCCACAGGATTTGGTAAGACAGAGGTAGCTATCTACCTCATGAAAGCATCAGCAGATAAAGAATTTAGATCAGCCATGATATTGGATAGGATTGTATTAGTCGACCAGACATCTAATCGGTTAGATAAATATGCAATCAATCATGGAGTTTATCAAGGCACACATTGGAGATACAATACATCGGAACGTATCCAAGTATGCTCATCACAAACATTAGAAAGACGACAAGACTTTCCTAATATTGATTTACTTATCGTTGATGAATGTCACATTACAAGAAGACAGATTACCAAACTCATTCAGAACAATCCAAAGCTAAAAGTCGTAGGCTTAACAGCAACTCCTTTCACTAAAGGACTAGGAGAAATATATACTAACATTGTATGTGGCTCAACTACAGAATCATTAGTCATTAACAAATGGTTAGCACCACTGAAAGTTTATATCGCTAAAGAAATTGATATGACAGGTGCAAAGAAGCTAGCTGGTGAATGGTCAGCAGATGAAGTCACCAAACGAGGAATGCAACTGACAGGAGATATCGTCCAAGAATGGATTAAGAAGACACATGAAATATTCGGCAAGCCAAGAAAGACTATTGTCTTTTGTGCTGGCGTAGCTCATGGACAGGATTTAGTTAATCAGTTTGCCGAGAAAGGATACAACTTTAAATCTATTTCTTACAAAGATAATAGTGATCTGAAGCGTCAAATCATCGAGGATTTTAGCAAACCTGACACAGAAATACACGGATTAATTGCAACAGATATCTTAACTAGAGGGTTCGATGTTCCAGATGTAGTGATCGGAGTATCAGCCAGACCCTTTTCCAAATCCCTTTCATCACATATACAACAGATGGGTCGTGTTATGCGTCCGCATGATAATAAAGACTTTGCCTTGTGGTTAGATCATAGTGGCAACTATGTTCGTTTTCGTAATGAATGGGAAGAAGTTTATCACGATGGTGTTAAAGAGCTACATAGTAAGATTGAATACACCCACAAAGAACCTACTGAACGTATCAAGACAGAAGCCAAGTGTCCCGCCTGTTCAGCTTTATGGATTATAGGTAAGACCGAGTGTGAGCAATGTGGCTATGTAAGAAAACAAAAACAATTTGGAACAACCGCTGGTGAGCTACATGAGCTAGGAATGAATGGACGAGTGGATAAAGAAGAAAAGCAATCGTTTTATTCAGAGTTGTTACATATAGCTAAGTCAAAAAAATACAATCCTAATTGGGCAAGCCATAAGTATCGTGAGAAATATGGTATATGGCCTCGCAACTTAGATCATATCCCAAGAGAGCCTACAATTAAGACTTTGAATTGGATTAAACATAAGAATATAGCTTTTAGTCGTGCAACAAGGAGGAAAGTAGCATGAGATTCGAAGACTTTGCAAGAGTGCATGGCTTGATTATTAATAATGTTGTAGCACATAGACAGATGAGAACACCTACTGAGGATAAACCACGCAGTAAGAATGGTTCATATAAGTATCTAGGTAATGTAGGTTTCGTTATGAATTGGGCTACCATGTCAGAGCCTGCTGTATGGTTCTCTGATGATAAGACAGCCCATGTTCAAACGTCTAACATCAATTCATTATTCAATTCATTATCTGTATTAGATAAACAAGTAGCCTCAGAGAAAGCCTCTAAGAAAGCTGGCTGGATTATGCATCAAACCAAGAAAGGTTGGCATAGATATCTAAGTGATAAAGGATTCCCATTAGAAGAAATGGATATATGGAATACCAACGGCAATTCTTTACTAGTGATACCCATGCGTATTGACAAGAGACTTGTTGGTTGTCAGCTCATCAATGACAAGGGGGATAAGAAGTTCCTCTATGGTCAAACGACTAAAGGGGCAGTCTTTACCTTTAACGCAAAGGGGTTTCCCATATTCTGCGAAGGTTTTGCTACGGGCTTGTCCATAAGGGAGGTCTTGAAAGCTAGCAATATCAAGTATTGTATTTATGTCTGCTTCAGTGCAACTAACATGGAGTTGGTAAGTCGTAGCTTCGGGGACGGTCTCATCATCGCTGATAATGATACAAGCAAGGTTGGAGAAACCTCTGCCCGTAAAACAGGCAAGCCTTATTGGATCAGTGACGCAGTGGGGGAAGACTTCAATGATTACCATAAAAGAGTAGGCACAAAAACCGCCTCATTCGCCTTAAAAGAGAAGTTAATTGAAATAGGTGCAGTCTAGGGTATCAGAAGATACCCCGACCCGTTAATAGAAGTATAGATTATTTACTTGAGCAACTAAAGGCTTTTTAAATATATTTCTGTTTGGGTGTATTCTATCGTCATGGAAAAACTGAGAATGCCCTACGGGATTATATGTATAGCCTTTAGCTTTGGTTAGAAACTTAATAGCCTGTAGTTTATAAGTAAGCAACTGAACATGAGTAGGCTCTTTTGCCTTACCTTGTTGTATCAAAGATATATACTCGAATTGCTTTGGCTCGTAAACTACATCACACACCTTGCTGATCGTTTTGGCTCTGTTCATGACTACATTATAAACCGCCATCTGATTGTTAAAATTACTACCCGCTTCACCAAATAAAACAAGGGCTAGACAGGTACTTGCTAGGTCTAATTCAACCATTACATCTCCTTATTGTTATAAAGATAACACGCAGAGTATCAGTAATATCAAGCCTTTCCAAGCTTACACTATTGAATATCTGTGTTAAAATGAGCATAGCGAGCGAAACTTTTAGCCTCGTTCGTAGTCAAATTTATCTTGTATCTCCACTATCCTAAACTCTTCTCGATCTGGTATATCTTCTGTGTTGCCAATGTCCATCGCATAAATACAATCAGCAAAGAAGTCATCTAAATCTGCTTCTGCCTCATCTTTTGTCTGGTATGTAGTCGGTATAGAGTTTCCTTTGTCATCTTCCCATGACCATGTATTAGTCCAACCGCCACATAAACACCACTCTTGAATTTCATAAGCCATAATTAAATACTCCTTAAGTAATTGTTATAGTTATCTATCTGTGTTTTAGATAGTTTGTTTTTGATAGGCTCATCATAAAATTGATTGTTATTGGTCTTATCAACACAAACAACAGAAACAAAATGATTACCATACCTCTCACAAAGTTCTTCCATAAATGCTTTTGTATTCAAATCACCGTCAAACCTTGTGTTAGCTACATCTAAAATAAATCTAGGCATTTTAAAACCTCCCTTTCAATGAATATAATGTAGATAATCTTTGTTTAGATTCAACCAGTGGAATTTCGCTATCAGCTTCTCTTGTTAATTGATCTTGAAAATCTATCTCAAAGCCTATTGCATCACTGATAGCAATATATAAAACCTTTTCTTCAAAGTCATTAAGTTCTAATTTCATCATACTCCTCCTCATAGTAAGCAATTTCTATTGTCTGATAATTTCCTTTGTCTATCTCAATAAGATAATTTTCATCATATAAGAAATGACCATTTTCCAAGCCCTCAAATTCCTTTTCAGAAAACCAAAAAGCACACTGCATATCAACAGGGTGTTCTGATACTGCGTCTGACCATTCTGTAAATACACCAAGCTTTGATTCAAATATAGCTTGATTGTATGTATCCAAGAATTTAATGGGATAGGTTTTAACGACTATTACTTTTTTATCGCTCATCATTTTCCCTTTCTTCTTCTAATGTATCAAAAAAATACTGAATATCTCTAACAATATGATCGGGTATTTCATCTACGCTTTCCACTTCATGCGGAGTATCCGACCACCTTACTGTTAAATCCCAACTAATTACTTTATTAGGATTAGTCATTTCCAATCTCCTCTACATTATCTATTGTAAAATTATCAGAATCACAAGGCTCTAAACTACCTGTAGCCATATCGTAAAACTTCTCAATAGCTTCGTCTTGTGTTTCTGCTTCAATCTCTTCTTGATAAAACACTTGCTCACTTGCTTGAATAATAAATCTAGGCATGATTTCCCCCTTAAATGTATTCATGATCAATAACAATAGTCCAATGGATTGCATCACCAAATTGATTAGCTTTATCTATCGCATCAACAATGGTGTCTAATTCACTTGTATCTATATAGTTTAAATTAAGGATAAAAGACGGTTCCCCTTCCTTTTCCTTATTAGTCCACCCTTTCATTGTGGTATTAGCTAACATCTTCAATCTCCCTTATTTCAATTTCATTATCAAAAAGTTCAATAGTTTCGTGATCTTCCTCGTCCCATTGAGAGCCACCAATTACATTCTCATAGCGTAAAGCATTATCAATAGCATCAACTTCATCCTTACCCATGACAACAATAGTTTCCCATTCAATCATTCTGACATTTCGTGGAATCCTTACTTCATACTTATTCATAATTAAGCCCTTTCATAAAAGATTATCAAATGATAATCAGATAGCACTCCAAAGAATGCTATCGGGTATCACTCAAATAACAGGAATTACATCTACAACATCGTCAGAGGTAAACAAAGCACCTCCGTCATTACCTTCGTCATCTTTCTGCGGTATGATGAATGAGCCGTCAGTAAATTTAATAATGACAGGCTTGTGATACCACATAAAGTCATTCATTTCTTCATCCGTAAGATATCTAACTGATTGAATAGTCTTACCTACTAAAAAATCACTAGCTTTTTTGTTCCATGTCTTTGCAATATCTAAATCATATTGTTTTCTTTCTTGTGCGTTCATATTCCCTCCATCGTTGATCTCAACATATTAAATACATCATTACTAATATCCTTGTAGCCCTCAACCTCTCTATCGGATACAAAGCCCTTATCAAGTTCCGTTGCATAATCACCTTGCACCACAACTTTATCTCCCGCCCATGCACCAACCAAGTCATGATCTCTTACATCGCCACCCCCACGACCATTTGAATTGGCTAACAATAAGAATAATGCCGTTGAAGTAGATAAATCATGTCCTACTTGTTCTAATAGCTTTAAACCATTATTTAACCCATGCGGATTAATGTATTCCTGTTTATCTATGTTATAGACCTTATGATATTGACCCATTATATTGCCTCCTTATTTTGTTTAACTTCACGATTAACCTTACGCCAAGCCTTAACCAAAGCGAAGCGTTTAGCCTCTAACTCTGTTCTTGGTGTAGCCCATTGATAATAATTGTAGCTAAAGAAATTATTAGCCTTGATTTTGTCATAATCTGCTTTCATATTGCCTCCTTTAAAAATAAGCCTCATTCGCAGTCTTTAAAATTCATTCCCCGCCCTACGCTCTAATCGGTGTAATATCAACATTCCATATATCCCTAATCATTTTGAGGCTATAAAGCTTCAAGGGATAAGGTTCGCACGATTCACCATGATTTAATTCTCTAAAATAGTCGATAATTTCGGCTCTTGTTCGAGGTAAAAGCCTCCCCCATTCGCAGAAATTGCCTCCCTCATTGTCAAATACAAAGTATTTCATAATGTCCCCTTAAAATCGGCTAATGTTAGCCCCTAAGCCCTCAATAATAAGGGCTTAAAGATAACACTATGCAAGTGCTAAGGCGTATTGTTTAGGCAGTGTGCGGTCTAGATAGTCCGCTTGTGATTTTGCCTCCTCCATGCAGAAATTATGGTGTCCAAGATAACCCCCGCAAGAATCCAAATATTCCCCTTGTTCGTCATATATAGAATATCCGTAGCAGTTCCCAACGAGATAATCGTTATATGTCTCTACTTCTTGCTTCATGGTTTTAAAAGGGTCATGAATTCCCTCTTCTAGTGCTTTTTCTTTTGTGATGTATATAAAACCGACTTGTCCGCTATCAAAGCGACAATTAAAAGGTGTGGTGCTGATTGTGATGCCTCCATGATCGTATAGATAAAGAGGTAATACATATAAATTAGCCTTGTTCGCAGTCAAAAATTCCTCAAACGATTCGGGGTCTCTAAATTCGTGCTTGTCCCCCAATTCATAGCGACCATGAAAGCAAACCATTTTTGAGCGGTTGTCCCACTCACGAGGGTTAAAAAAATCATCTTCCTTGTAAACTTGAATATTAAAGCTTTTATACGACAAACTTTCTACAATGTTTTCCATGATAACCTTTCTATTAATCGGCTAAAATTAGCCCTTTAAAGCCCTATTGCTAAGGCTTTAAAAGATAACTTTAAACTGTCTCTTCTTCGTCTTCGCTTATGTATTCCCCTTGAGTGATTGCATATGCGACCCACTCAACCGCAAACCATATGACAGAGTTCGCAAAATGCGTGTAGTCCTCCATGTTGTCGTTGATATACTTAGGGAAACCGCTTTCCCCCATTTCGCTGTTGTATTCCTCAATAATTTCAAAGCAATCTTGCTTAAATCGCTCAAAATATTTGATCGTGTCAGAATAATAAATAAAATCACCGAAGCCACCTTGACAGCCATATCTAGCACAATCGGCTAATTCGTTGTGTGTGTAATTCTCTCTTAAATGTTTTTCTAATGCTCTCATAATTAAACCCCTATACAAATTAAATACGTTAAAAAGATAACCGCTAAATAGATAACGACCATAAAAAGAAAGCCGTCTTTAGTATAATTTCTGCTCTTCATTTTCTCCCGCCTCCTCAAATGCTAACCAAAGATAAAGAAAAGCCCCGCCAAAGCATAAAACCCCCGCCAAAGCTTGATCAAGAAAGCCTATGCAAATAAGCCCAATGATTAACATAAGACAGCACTGAATACCCCTTAAGATTACATAGTGATTCATGATTGACCCTCCTTATATTGTCTTAAAATGTCCTTAGCATCGCTTAACGGTATATTAAATACCGCTTGAATCGTTTCGGGCTTAACTTCTTGATTGTGCATCTTGTCCAAAGTGTTCAAAATCCACTCATATTTAAAGATTGATTGCTTATCCATGATTAACACCTTTCATAAATTGAAGTAGAGATTCATTAAAATCATAAGTAATGCCCCTCCTTTGAAGTTCATTTTCTATTTGTCCCATTCTTAAATCGTCCCTTACACTCTTAAACATTAAACCCTCATAGAAGTCATAAGAAGACAATAGATCGTCATCGCTCATATCAGATACCAATACAGAAAAAGTCATTTTCAACCCCCTTAATAGATAAAGTTTATATAAACGGGCTTATCACTCTTAACAAGAATAGCCCTTGAGATGTCATCACAATCAAGAAGCCAATACCCCTTAAGGCTTCTGTCGTATTCCCCTTTGCGATAGACTTTTGAATGTTCTGCCTTACGCTTTACAAACTCACCAAGCTTAACCGCTTTAAGCGGTGCGTATTGTTCAATGTCCTTATCCATGCTTAAGCCCTTTCAATTAGTAGAGGTTAACAATTAACCTCTTAAAAGAGATTGTGCCGAAGCTTTTAATAGATTGCAAGCTTTTTGAGCAATAATTAACAACTGACAAAACCCCGCCCAATTAGCACGATAAAAGGCGAAGCCAAACAGCCCAAGAGATGCCCTTATACCTCTAATCCATATAGGAATAGACAAGGTAAAGAGATCAAATTATCCCTATGTCCTAGTATCAACCAAGAAGAGATCGTTCGCCCTGATGCGATTGTGTGCTTGTGTTATGTAAAATCCTGTCCTATAATGAGCCTTTTAACCTATACCTATTAAATACCTACTATTTATGAAACTCACACGAAAGCAGATCAAAGAGGGGCTTGAGCAGTTCCCAATAGACACCTTATTGATGGGACAGCCTAAGACCTTGACCAAGAAGCAAAAAGACTTTGCCGAAGCTGTAGCAATGGGGAAGCCAAAAGCCCAAGCCTACAGGGAAGCCTACGATACAGAAGCCAAACCAACGACCCAAGCCAACGAGGCACAACGGCTCTTAAAAAACCCACACATTAACAATATGATTGAGGCGGTAAAGGTATCTATCGAGGCACAAAAATATCTTTTCCCCGCTCATTTAAGGTCATTAGCTATACAAAAGCTGACCGAGAAAGCCCTCGATGATAAAGTGCCTCCAAGTGTTCAAGTTAAAGCCCTTGAATTAATAGGCAAGATGACAGAGGTTAGCTTATTCACAGAGCGAAAAGAGATCATCAAGACGGACAACACAACGGAAGCCAAGACCAAGCTATTAAAGACACTAGCCCAAGCCATAGCCAACAGCCGAAGCATAAGCACAGATAAGAAAAGGGATGCTGAAAGCCTTCTAGCAGAGATTACAGGCGAAACTATAGACCACGAGCCGACAATCTACCCAAATGATGCAGAGCTGACAGAAAACGAGGAAGCCGAGACCCCACCCACTCCGACCCCCCAAATTGGAGATTTTTTTGGTGGCGAACCTATGCATAGTATTCCAGACAATCAATCATCCAACTTCAATGAACGTATTCTCAACCAGAAGCTTTCGATCTCCGACATGGAAACACCCCCCTTATCAATTCCAAATCAAGAGGGAGAGGGGGTATCAATTTTACATAATACCGACCCTAAGGACGTTATAAGAAACACCCCCCCTATAGAAATTGGGTCCTATACCGCCCTAGACCCTATACCTAATGCAAATTGGAAGGAAGTATAATGGAAAGGGTTGATGTCTCTATGGTCTATACTCATGTCATATGGTACTTTGTCTTCACTATCTATCTTAATACGATACTCTTTGCTGTTTACTCCATATGGACTGACCTAAAGAGTTCAGGGGCGGGGCGGGAAGATTTTATAATGGCTTTACTAGTGTCTTTATGGTGTGGCCTTGCATATGGATTATGGACAGCTACTGAGAGGTTTGCATGAAAGACTACGAATACGAACTAGATAAGTCCACAGGTGAAGTGGTTAAGAGGTATATTAATATGATTAACAATGACGGGTTTAAAAAGGTTAAGGCACTAGACTACAGCCCAGAGTTTACTTACTGGTATGAAAGAATATACTTACAAAGCCCAAGCCTTTGTGCTTTACAGTATGACGATGAGAAGATGTGGGAAGCTTGGAAGGCAGCTAAACAACTTGGAGTTAAAGATGTGGAACTATAGAATTATGAAAAAGCATGATCCCCATATGGATGAGGATATTTATGTATTAACTGAAGTCTTTTATGAGAATAAGACTAAAAAGCCTATGGCATACTCTGAACGAGAAGATATCTTAGCGAGCAGCCCAGAAGAGATTGTAGCCGTCTTGGAGATGATGTTAAAGGATGCAATGAAAGAAGCACCTATTTTGACAGAGGCTGACTTTAGAGTATGAAAAAATCAAAAACAAAATACCTAGAAGAAATACTCCATTTAATTAGAAACCAAATAAACCATAAAGACAGTGTGCCTACACATTACTTAGTAGAAGCTATGCGTTTATGTAAAGAAGCTTTAAATAAATGACCCCAGCACAAAAAGAGATATTTCTAATTGTAGACGAGTTCTGGAAGCTTTATGGCTTTGGTCCGACTATTGATGACGTGATGCGTCTTACTGGCGAAAAGGGTAGGGGAAATGTGGCCCGTAAGATGCAAATACTTATCGAGATTGGGGTATGCAAAGGGGTAAAGGGAAGAGCTAGATCTATCCGTCCCGCTGAATTAAGGGTGCGTAATCTTGAGTAAAGAGATGACAGAAGACGAAAAGATCATGCAATTGATCGGCATGCTTTCCGAAGATGAGCAATCTCGTATTATGGAGTCTGCCAGTGAGTATGATAATGCATTGGTTAGGGAAAAGGGTCAAGATGACTTCTTGTCATTTGTCCATACCATGTGGCCAGGGTTTATTGATGGCCGACATCACGCTTTAATGGCAAAGAAGTTTGAAGAGATTGCTGAAGGCAAGACTAAGCGACTTATCATCAATATGCCTC